TCTGCAACAGATAAAGGTATTAAAATATTATTTTCAGATGGCACTAATATTACAGCTGTAGATTTAGATACTTTATCTGGTGAAATAGCAACGGCACAAATTGAAGACTTAGCAGTTACATCTGCTAAACTTGCATCATTTGCAGTAACAACAGCGAAACTAGCGTCTTTTGCAATTACAACAGCAAAACTAGATACAGGTGCAGTAACCGCTATCAAAATTACTCAATCAACTATTACACAATCAAAACTTGCAGCTAACTCTGTAGGATCAAATCAATTGATTTCGACGGGCGTAACTGCAGCAAATTATACACGAGCAACTATTACAGTAGATGCAGACGGAAGAGTAACTTCTGCTTCTTCAGGATCATCATCAACTTCTGGAATGGAAATACCTAAAATATATGCTGTTGGACCAACTTCAGGAACATACACTGCAAATGTTAATGCTACAAGAGCAGGCGTTTACATGGTTGCAGGAGGAGGGGGAAGCGGATTTTCTGGTCCACAGGGTTCACCTGGAGGAGGTGGAGGTGCTGGAGGATTTGGTTTTTTTAATAAAGTTATTACACAACCTTTTTCTCAACCATTTTCTGTAGCAGGTGGAGGTGCTGGAGGTAGCAATTCTCAAAATGGATCATCAGGTGGTAATACCACTATTGCTAATGTCGGCACAGTTAATGGAGGTGGTGGTGGATTTAAGGCGGTCAATTCATGTGGTCCTGGAGGAACAGGTAGTGCTGGGACTGCTCCTGGAGCATCTTTAACTTATCCTGTAAATACTTTTATTGTAGGATCACCTTTTGGTGTGGGTGCTCCACCTAATCCATCCGCTACCATACCTTCTTGCCCACCTTTTACTTCTGGACAAGATGGAAGTCCTGGTACAGGTGGTGTTTTAGCTGTTTTTGAAAATATAGGTACTTGATGTCTTATTTTATTTTTTTAAAAAACGAAGACAATATTCAAGGTTCTGTTTACAAAATAGCAGAAAATGAGTATGATTTAGATAATTGTAATATAAACATTAATTTTTACAAAATTATTGAAGATACTATTGAAAATTTTACTGCGGTAAAGTTTGCTAAAAAAAACATATTAAGTTATAATAACAATAATATAGTTTATACTAATGGTACACCCAGATTTATTAAAAAGATAATTTTACAAAAATATGTTACTCATTTTAAAGAGTATATACAAAATTTTTTATCCAATAATCCTAACCATCCTTTATTCAATCGTTGGCAAGATTATTACAATCAATTAAATAATTTAAATTTAGATAATATAGATTATCCCCTTGAAATGTCTTTAGAAGAATATTTTTTTAATTTGCAATTACCTTCATATTCACCTTTACAAGTTCCATAAAAAATTATAGTTTTATTTAATGTTTTTTAAAGATATTGAGTTTTCTGCACATGAAGATTATGTTAGTTTAAAAGAAGATTTACCCATTCCAACAAAATTAAATATTCCTGATTGGTACAAAAATTTACAACATAGTATTTTGGATAAAACTGCTAAAGGGTGCATGCCTTTTCTAGATACTTTGACAGCTGGATATTTACTTAAAATGCCTCAAGATTTTTATGTACAACATAATATTGAAGTTAAAAACGAAAAAAATCAATTGACTAAAGATTCATTTCAAACATTTGGTTTAAATTATGTCCATGAAATATTGCATGAAAAAAGTTTGAATTTAAATTCTAAAGTTGAAGCGCACGCAACTATTCAATTAAATGGATCTCCTTTAGTTGAAAAAAATAAAAAATTACCTTTTCATAAAATTTTAAATCCATGGAGAATAAAAACACCAAAAGGTTATTCTTGTTTGTTTGTCCCTCCTTTGAATAATACAGATGATAGATTTTCAATAATTCCTGGAATAGTAGATACAGATTCTTATGATAGAGAAATTAACTTTCCTATAACTATTAATGGAGATAAATATCCAAAGTTGGAATCTGTAATAAAAAAAGGAACACCTTATGTTCAAATAATACCATTTAAAAGAGATAATTGGAAAATGAGTATAAAAAAAACAAAAGAGAAAGAACTTATCTACAAAAAACTTTTCTATGGACTTTCTTTAATAAACATATATAAAAATAAATATTGGCAAAAAAAAACATGGAATTAAAAAATTTCGTAAAAATTTACGATGAAGTTTTGCCTTGGCAAGTTGTAAGTAAACTTTTAAAATTTGTTAATTTTTCAGATAAAGAATTTCAAAAAGCTGCAATTGGAGGAAATAAAACTTCAAAAGTTGATTTTGATATAAGAAAAACTTTTAATTTAGATTTAAATAATTTAAGTAATAGTCTGACTAATGTTCATTGGTATTGTTTGTTAACACATGCTTTTGAAACAGCCATAAAAAACTACATCTATGATGTAAAAATTCAAATACCAATAAAAAGTATTATTACTGTGCAAATTTTAAAATATCAAAATAAAGGTTTTTACACTTGGCACACTGACCATTTTGCAGATAATCCTAGAACACTAAGTTGCATTTTACTTTTAAATAATGATTATGAAGGTGGAAATTTATGTTTCCGAAATCCAGATAGTTCTGGAGAATGGGAAGTAGAGGTTAAACCTAATAGAATGATTATTTGGCCAAGTAATTTTTTATATCCACACACAGTTAAACCAGTAACTAAAGGAAGAAGGTATTCAGTTGTAGCATGGGCACTATAAAAGATTTTAAATATAAGTTAATAAAAAATTTTTTAACAGAAGAAGAAATTAAATTATTAACAGATTATTGTAGAATCAAACATAGAATTAATTTCGAAAGATTTGACTTTGTACAAAATGATAATGGAGACACATTTTTTTATGGAGATCCATTAATGGAATCATTAATGTTACAAAAATTAAATTTTATGGAAAAAGAAACTGGTCTAGAATTATCTCCTACTTACGCATTTTGGAGAATGTACTCAAGATTTTCAGATTTAAAAAAACATAAAGATAGAGAATCTTGTGAAGTAAGTGTGACTGTAATGATCGGTTCTGACGGGACATCGTGGCCTATTTACATGGAAGGAAATGAAGTTAATATGATGCCTGGTGATGCAGTAATATATTTAGGTTGTGAACTTGAACATTGGAGAGAAGAATTTATGGGCGATTGGCATGCTCAAACATTTTTACATTACGTTGAAAAAAATGGTCAATTTAAAAATGAATTTAAAGATGGAAGAATGTTGTGGGGAATGCCTAAACCAAAATAATGGAAGAATTGCAAAAAAAAATACAGAAAGTAGATTGTTTTCCTACATCTATTTATTATTACAATTATAATGATTGGATAAGTTCATTAAATTCTGTTTGTGATCAATATATAGACATTTCAAAAAAAAAATATAAGGATAGGATAATAAATGGTAATGATTTTGGTTTGAATTATAGTTCTGAATTTAAAGATTTATCTTCTGATGAAAGATTAAATGAATTTAAAAATCACATATTTAAAACTTCTTTTGATATTTTAGATGAACAAGGGTATAATATGAGTCTTTATAATTTAGCTTTAAAACACATGTGGGTACAAGAATTTCCAAAAAGTGGAGGGGGACATCATAATTCTCATGTTCATTCTAATTCTAATATTTCTGGATTTTATTTTTTAAAATGCTCAGAAAAAACATCTTATCCACTTTTTCACGATTGCAGGATAATGAAAAAAATGACTCAATTAATTGAAAAAAATAGAGAATCAATAACTAATGCTTCAGAACAGATTTCATTTGGAATACAACCAGGCATGTTTATTTTTTTTAATTCTTATTTAGAACATCAATTTACACTAGATAATGGTAAAGATGAATTTAGGTTTATTCATTTTAATATACAAGCAATTGAAAAAAGTATATAATGGGTTATGATATTTAAACAACACAACGATGGATCTTGCGATATAGAATTTTCTTGGAAAGAAAGAATAACTCTTTTTAGAAAAGGAAAAATTCACTTATCTGATGAAAGTTTTAAACATTTTAGTAACCATTTAATAAAAATGATTATGGATTGGAATTATAAATTTAAAAAAGAAATAGATCAAAAACAAACTTTTTCTGATACAGAAGTAGAAATTAAATAAAACTGTATCACAATGGATGATATAAAATTTATAGATAATTTTTTATCTGAACGATATTGTAAAAAATTAATAAAGCGTTTTAAAGAATATAATGGTAAATTTGAAAAATTTAATAAAAGATTTTTACTCAAACTTTTAAATTATTCTGAAGACATTCTATTCAAAGAAACAATTAATTTATATTATTTACCAAATCAAAAAATTGCAAACATAGAAATTTTATTTTGGGAACTTGGGGAAAGTCATTCTTGGCACAAAGATAGTGTTTTTTATAAATACACCACAATTACTTATTTAAATGAAGAATATGTTGGTGGAAGAACAATAATAGAAAAAAATATTATAGAACCTAAAACAGGAAAATATGTTGGTTTTAATTCAGAAAAAATGCATTGTGTTACAGAGTTAAAATCTGGGGAACGTTTTGTTTTAATTTGTTGGTATAACCCATTAGTTGTTTAAATAAACACTTTAAGGTATAATGGTTTATGCCTTTAAAAAAAATACCGGTAGCACCAGGATTCGACAAACAAGATACTGCATCTCAAGCGGAAGGCCGCTGGATAGATGGTGATAATGTGCGTTTTCGTTATGGAAACCCTGAAAAAATAGGCGGTTGGTCAGAGATATTAGCAGATACTTTAGTAGGCGCTGCTAGGAATCAATGGATTTGGGCAGATTTAGACGGTAATAGATATGCTGCAATAGGAACTAATAAAGTATTAGTAATT